TCATCCCCGCACCGCCGCGAAGATGGCGATTTCACCAATCGCCGCCGTCCCGCCCGACGGTAACGCGCCACGCAGGCGCGGGCCGGACATGTCCACCATCGCCTTCAGCAGGTCGATCAGCGTTTGCGCCGCACCCGCCGCCGTTTTTGCGTCGGACACGACGCTGCCGGTCAGGCTGGCTGCCGTGCCGGTAATGACGGAAATGATCAGCGTGTCCACTTTCCCGACATCGGCAAGGATGCTGTCGAATGCCGTCTTCACGCTGGCGCTGTCATAGGTGACGGACGTGCTGGCGCCCGCGGCGGACTGGAACGCGGCCAATGCTGTCCTGAGTGATGCAATAACCGTATCCGCCATCGCCACGTTCGCCGCCCCCATGGCGGTGGATACGAATGTCAGCCCGATTGCGGTGGTTGCGAATGACAGGACGGCGTTGCCGTAATCCACCACGTCGGCCACATTCAGGGTCACGGTGGTCACACTGCCCGAACGTGTGCGCGTGCAGGCCGCCAGCAGGCCCGCAGCCAGCGTGGCGCAGCCGGTGCGCAGTACCATGCGGCGGGCGGGATCGGGGGACAGGTGGGCCATGGTCTTGCTCCATCTCGAAAAAAAAGCCGCCCACAGGGCGGCTGGCAGAAAAAGCAGGGGACCGGGCAATCATAACGGTTCCATCCATATAATTGCCACAAAGTCCCGTATGATCAGGCATGCGGTCCCGGACAGCATCGGCCATCCACCTAGCACCGGGACCGCATCCCCCTTCCATGTTCAGTCTGCTGCTGTCGGTTCCGGCGCGCCCCTGCGGTTGAGGACAGGAATGCCCGCAGCCTGCACCGCCTGCTTCGCCGAGGGCTTGTCCACCAGCGGCACCCGCACGCCCGACTGTCCCGGCTTGAAGTGGTTTTCCGCCCAGCCGATGTTCAGTCCGATGGTGGTCATGACCTGCCAGGCCACGGCCCACCGGCTGCCCGCATGTGGCGGGGGCACCAGCGCGGTCACCGCCCCGCAGGCAATGATGAACAGGGCGACGTAGAAGGCATACTGCTCCGGCACCTCGGTCAGCAGCAGCGCGATGACGGCCCCGAGGCCGCCGAGTTTTGCAGTGGTGTTCATGTCATGCTCCGATGGCCTGCCGGAACAGGGCGACATGCGCGGGATCAACGTCCCCTGCCCCCAGCGATGTGTTGTAGATCCGCTTCCACATATGGGCCTGTCCCGGCGCGTCATTCGCGGCGGGCAGCGGATCGGGCGCGCGGTAGTATTTCAGCCGCGCCATGATGCAGGCGTAAAAGGCGTTTCCCGTCACCTGCCCCGCCCCCGGCGGCCAGTTGGCGCGCGCCGACAGGACGGCGCGGGTCAGGCTGTGCAGGCCGCTGTCGGACAGGAAGGTGGCCCATATGTCATCATGGGTAAACGGTTCCATCTGCCACAGTCCCAGCGCCGGGCCGGGACCGCCATCCGTAACCTGCTGGATGTAAGCCAGACCACTTTCCACCAGCGCCGTGCCGGTCAGCAGGTTGACCGCAGCCTGACCGCCCAGCCCGATCATGGACAGCGCAGGGGTGACAATCTGGCGCTTGAACTGCGTCAGGCACAGGCCGGTCATGGGCCGTACCCGAACGCACGTCTGCACAAGGACCACGCCGCATCGCCAATCTGTCCCCAGCCCAGCAGGCCGGTGGCCAGCACGATGAAGGTCATGGTTACCCACGATGTCAGTTTCAGGCCGCCCTCGATCCGGGCCAGCCTGCCGGATATTTCGCTGTCGCGCGCGGTGGCCGTATCGGTCATGTCATCCACGCGTTCCATGATTTCCCGGCGTGTCCGGGCGGCATTGTCCGCCACGGTGCGCGTCAGGTCGCGCCTGAGGTCGGAAAACTGCTGCGACAGCGTGGTCAGGCCGTCGCGCAGGTTGTCATGGCCGCCTTCCACCCGCGCCACCCGTTCACGCAGCACGGCAACTTCCTCTGACGTGGCGCAGCGCACGGATGGCTGCGGCGGCAGCATTGTGGTGGTATCGCTCATTCATTTTTCTCAATAAAAAAACCGCCTCACGGGCGGTCGGGCAGGCGCGGATTGTGGGGTCGGTCAGGCCGTGGCGGCAGCGACCACGACATTCAGGCTGGTCGGATTGCTCAGGCCGCCATCGTTCGTGGCGCTGATCGTGATGGTTCCCGCAGCCTTTGGCGTGTAGGTCACGGTCCGGGCCGTGTTCGTGCAGCCGTTGAACGTCACGGTATCGGCCGAGAACGCGCCGCCTGCATTCCCGTCGGACAGCGTGACCGTCGTGGGTGCGCCCGGCCCGTCATTGTCCGGTGTCAGCGTCAGCGTCAGGGCTGTTCCTGCCGTCCCCGTCGAGGCACCGGACAGCGTGTATCCCGTGGCCGGCGTGTAGATGCTGCCAGGAGGGTATGCCCCTTCGGCATCCAGCGCGTAGGCAAAACCGTCAGGTGCGGTCACGCCGGTCAGGCTGCTTAGCAGTTGGGTGGCGATGACCGTCCCAAGTGGAGCAGAGATTACCGCCGCCGGTATAACGGGGGTCTCGCCCGCTATGTAGGCATAACCCGGCTGATACATGAAGGCGGCGGTACGATAGAGGATGTAGTTCTGCGTTGCCATGATGTTTTCCTTTACTGTCAGTCTGCCACGGGGCCTTCAACGGTCACCCAGCCCCATCCGGCGGAATCCGCCAGGTCTCCACCCTGTCCCAGGGAGCGTGCCCATATGCTGACCCCCGTTGCGGAAATAACAGGCTCTCCGTTCTGGACGAGAACGTTAGACCATGACGAGTTGTCATCAAGGTCAGCCCACGTAATAGAAACAACAGGGACATCACTATAAGCAGTGGGGAATGTAACCGGGATAATGCCAGAAACACCTGTTGATGTGATCTTCAGGCACTGGCGCAGGATATTTCCCTGTTTCGTCCACCAGCCCCCTGAAATGTTCCCATTTGCTGCTATGGTGCCGCTGCTTGTGGGCGCATATGAGTAGGACGCACCTGAAATGTCCGCCAGTATTATGTCACCATTACTATCGGTGCTCATGTTGGATATTGAGTTATATCCAGATCCCGGACGCGACGGGATGATCCGGTATGAACCTAACAGGGAGCTGATAACGAACGGCGCGCCGGACGCATTATTATGTCCAAGGTAGGTAATGGGCGAATTGACGCCGTCATTCGTGGTGTTGGTGCTGACCTTTGATGCAATCTCGGTGGAAAAGGTGCTGTTTTGCGCTGCCTGACTGGCCTGGAACGATGTCAGGTTGGCCTGAATTGTGGTGATGTCGGCATAAGTGGCAAGGTATTCATCCCCGCCCGTATAGAAAAAATGCGGCCGTCCACTTCCCGCCGACTGATACAGTTTAAGCCCCTGCGCATCCCCGGACGCGGCAACACCCGACACGCAGTTGCCTATATCCGCAGACAGCGCCGTCACGTCAGCGTAATAGGCCAGTGCGCTGTAAACGTCGGCAGTGCCATTGTTGTAGACGAAGGTGGGCCGTGCGCTTTCGCCTGCCTGATACAGCCCCTTGCCCTGCATGTCCCCCGCCGAGGCAGCGACGCCATACACCCCGGATACGCACTGGCTTATGTCGGCAGACAGCTCGGCGTTGGTGTTGGCCTGCGCCGTCTGGGACGCGGAAAGATTTGACTGCAATGTCTGCACATCGGCGTACATTGCAAGGTCTATGATCTTCGGCAGGCCGGTGGCGTCCTGATACGTGAATGCCGGCCGCTGGGAAGCCGCCTGAAACCACAGCCCCATGCCCGGCAGGTCGCCTGTCGTCCCCGTAATGGTGGCCAGATACGTGCCAGACAGCAATGTGCCGTGATCCGCGCCGTCAATGGCGACACGCAAAAGTCCCTGATAGGTTGAATCCTGCCCCAGATTGACCTTGTCGGCAGTCTGGTTCGGGCCACCGCCCTGCTGCACGGGCACATATCCCAGCGCGTCCTGTTTGGCGGCCTGCAACTGCGGGATGGTGTCGTAAAACGGCGCGCCACTGGCCTGTGCGATCATGGCTGCCGTCATGACTGTTGCCCCGGCAGGCACGGTTACGGTCCATAGCGGATACGCGCCTGCGGGCACCGACGTGCCAATCCCGACCTGTGCCACGTCCTGCCGCACGGTTGGCGCGGTCTTTCCGCTGTTATCCGCCCCGGCATAGGTCACGGACGGGTCGGCAGCGTTATAGAACGGCAGCACGGTGTCATCCGCATCCACCGTGGCGGGCGTGACATGGACGGTGTATGTCGCCCCTGCCCCCGGCACGTCCAGCGTGACGGGATCGCGGCTGACATACTGCCGCACCAGTGCGCTGGAAACGGCCGCCAGCGTGCCATAGGCCGATGCATCGACCACGCCGGGGGCCAGAAGCGAACCGGGCGCGACCACCAGCGCCAGCCCGCCGCCCGGCGTGCAGGCAAAGCCGCTGGCGGCCACCGTGGCCCAGCCATAGGCCATGGCCGCAAGCTGGCCCAGACCGACATACGCATTGCGCTGGGCGTTCAACTGGTCACTGTCCAGCGGTATCTGCGCCGGATAAACAATCTGTCTGTCCATTATTCAGGGGTCTCCACGTCCTGAACCCATGCGATGGTGCCTGCGGGCATCACATCGGCAATACGGTCCAGCGTCTGTGTTGCGGGCTGGCTGGTGTCGCCGGTTGGCAACTGTGCGAATAACTGGAAGGGCGCGCCGCGTGATCCATAGCGCAGGGCGGCGACGCCATACCCGTATCCGCCGCCGGTGGCAGGGGCCGCCACGCTGCCCAGCCCCTTGCAGTCGGTTGCGTTGCGCGGCTCGATCACGCGGCCTGCGGCGCCCACTTCATCGGCAATGGTGTTGACCACGTCGGGCCGTGTGCCCAGCGAGGGGAACAGGGCTTCTTCAATCCGCGTGCGAAAGGCGCCATCGCTTTCCCCCTGCCCGCGCGTGAGCGTCGTGCCGAAGAAGTCAGCGGCGAACATGTCCAGAAACGCGCCACTCATGGTGGCAAGCCGGGTCTGGTCCGCCGTTCCCGCCAGCATGGCCCATATCCATGCGAATACGCTGCCGAAACCCTGCAGCAGGGCGTTCAGCACCGGGGCCTGTTCCGTCTCGCCCACGGCAGGCGCGGATGGAAACCAGCCCGTCGGCAGCAGCCTGCGGATGCGCAGGGCAAAGCCGTTCTGCGTCACGTCAGCCAAAGGACACCGTCCCCGCGCGATACGCCGTGCCGGTTGTGGCGGACAGGTCCGCCGTGCCACCGGCCAGCGTCACGCCGGTCACGTTGGTGACGGACGTGCTGGCGGCGTAGGCAATCTGGATCAGGCGCGAATAGCTGGCCGCATCCCCGATGGCGAGACCGTTGAAATAGGTGGCGATGTTGGTGCTGATCGTGGCCTGCACGGTGGCAAGGTCGCCCGTGCCGTTCACGCTGACGGTCATGGCCACGGGCGGGCGCACCACGTTGGGCCGCACGACCTGAATGGACACGGCAGCCGGGCGCACGGCATCCACGGACGCATAGACGTCGTCAATCACGCTGTCGGACACGTCGCCCGACCCGTCATCAACAAACACCACCACGTTGCCGGGAAGTGTCGCGCCGGACGTGTCCACGTTCTCCACCACCTGGTAGATCAGGTCGGCGGACACATCCGTCACCGCGTTTTCAATCGCGGATACCGTCGCCTTGGACCGGCTGTTGATATAGGACACGAAGCGCGTGCGCAGGGCCGCGTCCGTTTCCCCATCGCTGCCATTGGTCAGGGCGGCGGCATTCGTGACCGTATCAATGCCCGCAACCGCCGTGCCCAGCAGGCAGACCGCCCCCGCCGCGACATTGCCGCCCGTCCCGGTCGTTGCGCACTGCACCGGAATGGTGATGGACGCCGTGCCCGCGGGCCGGATATAGGCGCCGTCCGCCGCCGACCATGCGGTATTCGTGCTGTCCTCCACCACCGTATAGATCAGGTTCGACGCCGTCTTGACCGTGGTGCCTGTCGCAACGGTGGCGGACTGGCTGCCCGGCGTGAACGATGTGAACGTGACCATGCCGGTGGCCGCCGTTCCCGGCAGGCGCGACAGGCCGAAATCCGCAACGAAACTGTCAACATCCGACCCGATGGAGGTCGCCAGCCGGGTGCGCGACAGGATCTGCAGCGCAATGAACTGGAACCACAGCCCCAGCCCGGCAACGGCTTCCAGCATGGCGCGGCCTGCGGACCCCACGTTCAGGTCCAGCAGCGCGGGACACGCGCCCTGTGCTGCAGCCACCATGTTGCCCAGCGTGGTCTTGAAGGATTGGAAGGTGATGGCCACCCGGATTCTCCGTTCTGGTTGGGAAATGATCCCTGTGTTGTGGTGCGGGACGATCGCCCCCCGTCCGGTCCCTGCCCGCATCGTGGTCGGGATGGCCCGTGCGCTGCTGTCCGGCATGGCGCATGGGCGTGTCAGGCTGATGGGTATGAAGTGCTGGATGAATGTCCTGCCGGCAGCCGGTCCACATCACGTCGGGATGTGGTGCTGCCAGCGCGGCTACGGCGGGCGGAAGCGGTGGCTGAAGCACGCAAGGGCGTGGCGGGTTTCCCTGTGCCGGATCGCACCGTCATGCCTGCGGGCATGGCGGACAGGCGCAGGCGTGACCGGCCCCGCATGGCCGGGACATGCAGCCACGGCATGAAACGCGCGCCCCGGCCCGGTCACGCCGCGCGGGCTATGTGCCCAGCGTCAGTTCCTGCACCGTGCCGGTCGTGGCGTCGGTGTAGGATATGGCCAGCAGGCAGGCCCCGGTTTCGGGTTTCGTGATGGTTACGGTAACGGGCCGGGACGGGTCGATGCCTGCCTCGGCCTGTGCCTGTTCCAGCACAAGGGCGCGGATGCCGGCTTCATCCATGACCGTGCCCACGCGCGCGGGTAGCCCGGCCCCGTAATCCGTCTGCCAGATATAGGCCCCGGCATTGGTGCACAGCCTGCGCAACAGGGCCTGACGGGTCTGCTGCGCGCCCGTGACCACGGCAATGCCACCCGTTGCCGACAGGTCCAGGTCACCGCCCATGGTATGTGACAGCGCGCTCATGACGTGACCGGCAGGCGCATGCGCCCCCATGTCGCGCCGGGCCGCCGGTGGGGGCGGCCATGCCGTGGTTCGTGCCGGTGCATGGCGGCGGCACGGTGCCGCATGGTCCTGCGCCGGGGGCGTCGCCCGCGTGTGGCGCCTGTGGTGTTCATTGCGGTGCTCCTGTCGTGCCGGGTGCGGTGGTGACCGGATGGGTGTGGGCATGGCCGGAAATGCCTGCGGCCCTGACGTCCGTCTGCCCGGTTACGGTGCCCTGCGCGGTGATGTCCCTGTCGGTCGTGATCGGTCCGCCGGTGACGGACAGGCCGTTGCCGTCCAGCGTCATGGCGACCGCTCCCACCGCCCATGCCTTGCCGCCACTGGTCAGTGTCTCGGTCGTGTTCCCTGCCCCGCTGTGGATCGCATCCGGGGTCAGGTGCCACCACGGCGCGTCCTGCGCTGTCGGCCCCGGGGTTGCGGCGTCGCCTGACGGGGGCGCGCCGCAGCCTGCCATGACCAGCATCTCGCCCGGCTGGGCCGGTTTGCCCGTGGCGGGGGATGTGGGCGGCATGACCACGGCGTCATAGACCGGCACGGCGGCCACGCCATGTTCGGCGTCGCCTTCGACATGCACCACCAGCACATGCGTGCCAATGTCGGGCACGCAGGCAATGCGCAGGCTGCCCACCTGCATGGCGGCATACGGCAGCCAGCCGGTTTCCACGCCCGATGGCTGGACCACCACCCTGACCGCATGGTTCACCGGGTCCACCGCGCTGACCAGCCCGAAGCCCGGCTGTGCCAGCGTGCCGGTCATGCCGGCTGCGATCATGCGCGTGTCAGTCATCCGTTCCCCCGTCCTGTGTGGTGGTGCGCGCGCGCAGGGTGACCTGCTGGGAAAAGCCGCCCTGCCATGAAAAGCTGCTGGTCACGGCGTCCACATCCAGCGTGCCGTCCCATGTCGTGCCCGTGCCGGTCAGGCGCATGAAACCGCGCGGTGCCAGCGTGATCCGGCCGGGTATGGTGCCGGTTATGGTGCGCGCATGCGCCGTGATCTGGCTGTATTTCTGCTGCGCCAGACGCCGCAGGTCATCCAGCCGCGCGCCAGGCAGGGCAAAGCTGTGCAGCGTGCCCGCGCTGTCGCCCGGCGTGGTCGCGCCGCCGGCTGCGGACCAGTAATATTCGACCCGCGTGCGCTGGCGGCTGTCCCAGCTCATGACATGGACGATCACGCCGCGCCCCACCTGGTAATCCCGGGTGAAATGCAGGCCGGTCGCGCCCATGGACACCGGGCTGTCCGGTCCGCTGTCGGTATAGTCCAGTACGTGGGTATTGGCGGTGGTGGCGGTGGGGCATGGCGCGCAGACAATGGTGGTGCCATCGGCATACAGGTCGCACCCCGCCATGGTGGCCATGTAACGGGCAAGATCAAAGGCGGTCTGGAACCGGCTGTGGGTGGTGGCGGACATACGTTTATGCTCCACCTGCCAGAACTGCCCCACCATGGCGTCGGTCATGGTGACATCGGGCACAAGCCCGGCGGCGGTGATCATGGCCCGCACCACATCGGCCCCGGTCATGTTCAGCCACCCCGCCCGTACCCGCATGTCCAGCAGTTTCGCAAGGTAGTCGCGGCACTGCACCCGCACCGATGTCGCGGCGGGCAGCAGGCCCACATGGTCCACGATACCGCGAAATACCGTCACCCACTGCGCCCCGTCGCGCGCGGCGTCGCGCATCTGCACCGTAATGTCGATATCGGGCAGCACGCCGCCCTGCGCGTCCGGCTGCAGGTCGAACCACAGCCCGCCGGACGGAATGCGCGTCCGGTCCACCGCCAGCGTCATGTCCAGCGTATCGGCGCGGCTGTAGCGCGTGCGGGCCAGCGTGAATTCCTCCAGCCCGGTTTCCGCGCGCTCCACCCCGTTCACCAGCACGCGCGCGCGCGGCATGCGCCAGACGGATGCTGCTGTGCCATTCAGGCCGCCATTCATGACGTGACCCCCGGCACGCCACTGTCCTGCGACGTGTCAACGGTGGGCAGAAGCAGGCTGACCGGCGTCGTGAACCCGGACAGGTCGGGATCGTCCATGCCGTTCAGCCGCGCGATGCGCCACCATTGCGTGGCGTCCCCCAGCCGGGTCGCCGCCACGTGATACAGGGAAATGTCGCTGGCCGTGATCTTGATCGTGCTTGCCATTGTCCGGTTCCTACTGCGCCGTGACCAGCGGGCCGTCCTGCGTGCCGCCGGTGGCCGAAAGCGTGTTGGCATAGGCGCGGTTGACCAGCGCGCCCGATGTCAGGGCGCTGCTGTGCAGTGCCGCGTTCTGGGTCAGGGTGGACAGGCTGCCGGCGCTGGCGGGGCTTATGGCGTCCAGGTTCGCGCCGGTCAGGCCCAGGGCCGTGGTCAGGCCCGCGCCCGACGCCTCCAGCCCCGATACGACGCTGGCGGCGCTGTCGGGGGCGGCGGCAAGATTGACCCCCGCCCCCGACAGGCCGCCAACCATACCAAGCTGGTCCTGCACCCCCGCGAACACCCCGCCCGCGCCGGTCATGTCGGCAATGGGCGTGACCTGTCCCATGACGGTCGAAAGCTGGCCGGTGATGTTGCCCGCAATGGTCGCGACATCATCCAGCGCGCCGGTCAGGCCCGACAGGGCGGACCCCGCATCATCACCCACCAGCGCCGACAGCCCCGACGTGACGCCGGATGTCGCGGCCACCTGCGGGGGCTGTTCCAGCACCAGCCGGTAGGGAATGACGATACCCTTCTGCGTGTAGTCGTATGAATACTGCACGATGCGCACCAGCAGCGACAGCCCTGCCCCGCTAAAGGCCACGGGCTGGCCCGCAATGCGCATCTGCCTGAGCATCCATGCCCGTTCGATGGCGGTGGGACCGACAAACGTGCCCGACAGTTCCAGCCGGTCGGGGTCGTTGCCCACCGCGTCGATGATTTTGTTGCCACCGGGCAGCCGGTGGACGGCAACCTGCTGGGCGCCGCCATCGCGGATCAGGTGCGGCACCTCCATGCCGGTCAGGGTCAGCCCGCCAATGGTCACGGGGGCCGACGCCCACAGCCGCCCGATCGAGCCGATCGCGGTCTGCGCGTTCATAAGGGTCAGGGACATCAGTGGCCTCCCCCGCCCCGCGCGCCACTGCCCGCGGGCGGCGCGTGGGCGGGATGAAGAATATGAAACGGGAATGGGGGAAACGGGCCGTGGCGCGCGGTATCGCGCAGCCATGCCATCATTGCCCCTGTCTAACGCCAGATCGTGCAGGCTGGAAGCATGCGGCGCGCCCCGCCCGTCAGGCTGCGGCAGGGAATGTCCGGAAAATACCCGGCACTCATAAGGATATTTCTGGCGAGGCCTGTTTCGGGACGCTCCGGAGGACGCCGACCGGAAACTTCTTTTTGTTCCCCCTGGCGTCCTGCCTGCCGCCTGCGGCGATCAGATTCCCACCGCCCGGCCCGGCATCTGCGCATAGCGGATGACGTCGGGCGCGGTGCCGGTCGCACGCAGTTCGTGGCGGGCGGCGGCAGTGTCGATCCGGGCCATGGCCTGCCCCACCGCCTGGTGGTCCAGCGTGACGGGAATGGTGACCTGCACGACCGGCGGCCTGTCGCCGCACGGGGCGGGTGGGACGCTGCCGGTCCGCTCCATCGGGGCGGGGTTGATGAAGGGTGGCCTGCCCCGCGTGACCGGTTCCGGCGGGACGCGCAATGGGGCAACGCCCCGCACCCGCGCGACATGCGGGATCAGGCCCGCCCTGCGGGGGCTGCCTGGCCCACCCGGCATGGGCATGGTTTCCCCCCGGATGGCGCGGGCGACGGGCAGGCCGGGCATGACGGGCCGGGCGATGGTGACGGTGGCCTGATCCGCAGGCTGCCGGTCGAATAGCAGGCGCGTGAACCGGCCTGCCACCCCGTCCGGGCGCGGGAACCGGGCCGGGCGGTTCCCTGCCCGCCCTGTCCCGGGCACGGTGGCGGGAACGGGGGGCCGCGCCGTACGGGTCAGCACTGGCGCAGGATCGCGCGGGGCGCTGCCGTTTCGCGCGGCGATGGCCGCCATCCGCGCCGTCATGGCCTGTGTCTGTAGGACGACACGGGGGACAACAGTATGCGGCATGGCCCGTGACAGGGCTGGCGACGTGGCCCCGGACACGGAACGGGTGCGGCTGGCCCGTGCCGGGTCTGCCCTGTCGCCCGCCGGTCGCGTGGATGGGGGGATGATGCTGGCGGCCGCCTGGCCTGTTCCCCGTTGCGCCGGGCCTGGTCCGGGCGGGACGGGATGGCTGGCTGGCGCAGCTGGCTGCCCCTGCGGCACGCGCACTGACCCGGATGCCGCGCGCTGCGATAGCACCATGGCGGCCAGCGCGCCTGCCCTGTCGGGACGGTGCGGGGGTGGATACGCCCCCTGCCGTGCCCGATGGCGCATGGTGGCCGGTGGTGGCGGGGACTGCTCCCGCCCATCCCGCATGGCGGCAGACGGATCTGCCCCGCCGCGTCCGTCACGGTTGCGTATTGCCGTCGCCCGCGCGACAGGACGCGCAGGCCCGCCCGATGGCGACGGCAGGGGCATGTGGGCTGCCCCCTGCCATGGGGTATCCCGCCCGACGCGGCGACGGAAAAACGCTATACTGCCCCGCATGGCGTGGGCACGGCCCACACGCCCGGCTACCGCCGCCATCCGCGCCAGCATGCCCTGCCGGCCCGTGCGCGGCAGCCGGCCTGCCCGCCCCGGCAGATGGGCCAGCAGCCGCGCCGCGGCCCGGCAGGCATCAGCCATCGGGGTAATCCCATTGTTGCGTGGTCCAGTCATATCGCCCGCCCGCCAGTTCGCCAAAGGCGACAAGAAAGGCCATGCGCCGCACGCGCGGCATGGTCATGGCCACATCCCACGGCACCCCGTTCCCGACCAGGGCCGCGACCTCGATCAGGGCGGGGTGCCGGCTCAGTTTTTTGCGGCGGTGCTTTCCGCTGCCGCAATGTCCGCCCCATCCGCGCCAAACAGCGCGTCCGACAGGGCGGTGATGCCGGTATTGCCAATCTGGTTGGCCAGCTGTTCCAGCTGCACGCGGCTTTTGGGGCGCATGGCGGGCACGCCGTCAATCGCCTCGACGCTGCAGACCATCAGCGCGTATTCCACCCATGCGGGTGACGGGCTGTCGGGGCCGAATTCCAGCAGCGCCAGCACATCCCCCGGCCCGCGTTCACGATAGGTGATGGTCCGGCCATCGCTGGTTTTTATGGTGTGTTCGCTCATGCCATGTGTCTCCGGCTGTCAGTGTGCCGCCCTTGTGGAAAAAGGCGGCACACTGGACCCTGTTTCATCAACGGGCTGTTTCAGGAAATGCGGTTGCGCGCCCGCGCGGTGAAGGTAATCGTCTGGTTGACCAGCATTTCGGACTGGTAATGCCCCGCATCGGACAGTTGCAGCGACGCGCCCACGAATTCGTACGTGCTGAGCGACCCGTCGCATTCCGTCACGTACTGGTAGATGCTGCCCAGCACCACCGTGCCCGCCGACCAGAAGCCGCTTTCGATGGCGGCGAACAGGTCATCCGCCCCCGCGCCGTCGCGCTGGACGCTAAACTGCCCGCCCCAGCCGCCCGGCACGTCATAGAACATGGGCATGTCGTTCAGCGGGTTGGATGTCAGCTGGTGCGTGCGCTGCTGCGCGGTGAAGCTGGTCACGGTGGGCAGATCCACGCGGCTGCCGTCATAGACCAGCACCACGCGGCAGTCGCGACCGATATTGAAGGGTTTGGCGGACATGTGTCGCTCCATGAAAAAAGGGCCACCGCGCGGGTGGCCCGTTATTGTCGTGTACGGGTGTCATGCGTTCTTTCGTCTGGCGGCGCGGGTCATGCGCGGGGGGCGTAAACCACCGACGGAAAATCCCGCCGCCATTGCCGCGCGTGGGCCGGGTCACCCGGAAAAGCTGACGCATGAGGAAAGAAAAGACCTCTGCGGCCGCGTCGTGCCGGAAGAAAACCGCCGCGCGACGTAACGCCATCAGGCGGCGGGCGTGCCGGTGCTGACCGTTACACTCGCCCCGCCCTGCAGGTTGACGACAAAGAAGCGGTTGATGCCCTGGTACCGCACCTGCACATCCGCGCGCACATAGCCCAGCGCCGTGGCGGATTGCGGGTTGTTGGTCGTGTCGCACACCACCGCGTAATCCGTGGTCGCCCCCAGTATGCCGCTGCCCACCATGTTGGACAGCGTGCCCAGCAGCACGGCGCGGATGTCGCCAAACAGCGTGGGGCTGATCACCGCGCCCACGAACGCGCCCATGCCCGCATTGACGGTTTCGGCAATGTAGTTGGTCAGGCGGGTATAGCTGTCATCATCCGTATCCGCATCGGAACTGGTGTTGATCCCGCCGCGCACCGCCCAGTAGCTGCCGCCGGGCGCGGGGTTGCAGATCACGTCGATCCCCGCGCCGAACAGGGCCGAAAGCTCGGCCGTGGAATAGGTTGCGGCCTGCCCGCTGGACACCAGTCCCGCCTTCTGGCTGCCGATCACGCCCGACAGTTCCTTATTCAGGCTCGACTGCTCGGGCGAGAGGCCGCCCAGGATACCGGCGGCAAAGGCCTGCGGGGACACCAGCATGTCGCCATTGGTGTCGTCATCCCACCACAGCCAGTCACCGAACAGCAGCTTGACGGCGTAGCTGTCCACGCCTGCCGCAGCCTTCTGCGCCGCCGCGCTGGCAATGGTGTCGCCCGCCGGGCCGCAGGCGATCATGTACATCCCTTCACCCAGGCCAAAGGCCGCCTGCGTGGTCCATGACGTGCTGTCGCTGACACCATGCAGCAGCCCCAGCGCGCAGCCCTGTCCACGCAGGGCGTACATGCCGGTCCGCGCCACGCCATCCGTGCCGGTGAAGGCCGCCGTGCCCGGCACGCCGCCATCAGCGCCCCCCGCCAGCGTCACCGTGCCCGCCGCCAGCGCCGGGACCGTGCTGGGCAGGGCCGCGCGCACCAGCGCCGTGCCGTCCGCCGCCATTGCCGCCGCCAGCGCGGACCACGTGGCGCCGCGATAGGTCCGGCTGCCCAGCACCGCGTGGGTGATGGTCAGGGTATAGCTGGTGGTGATGATCATGTCCTGCGTCACGGTGGCGACAATGGCGTTGCCCGCGCTGCCGGTATGGATGGCGGTCAGGCTGACGCCATCCAGCGTGCCGGTGGCGGCGGCGTCCGTGCCGTCGGTCACGCGCACGCAGCGGAAATCCGCCGCCCCCTGCACCAGCGCGATGTTGACCGCCGTGCCGATGTCGGTCGCCAGCGCCTGCTTGGGGCCAAAAGCGGACAGGCAGTCCCCCATCGCCCCCACGATGACCGGCATGCCCACCGGCCCCCATGCGGCGGTGCCGACCACGCCGATCCGCCCCGACGGCACGCCGTTCAGCGCCAGCGTCTGCGGGCGCTGGACCTGCACGTACAGGTCGGGCACGGTCAGGCTGTTGGTGTTGAGCTGCCCGGACTGGTAAATGGTCATTGTCTGTGTATTTCCCTGTTGCGCGGCATGGCCGCGTGAAAAGACGGGGGATATGCGGCGAGGGGCCGAAGGTGGGTGCACCCGCGGTCCCTCGCCACGCGGAACGCGCGCCCCGCCGGTTCCAGCCCGCATGGCCGGCCCCCGGCAGGCGGGGCGTTACGGAAGGCCGGCACGGATGGCTGCATCCGTGCGGCGGCCGTCATGGCGCGGGCGTACCCACCAGCACGTCTCCCCGCACCACGTCGGGCCCGATCCCCGTGCCACCGGCCAGCATGGCCGGGACCACGCGGGTCAGGTCGGTGTCGTAAGTGACAAGGAAGCGCGTGGGACGGGAAAACACGCCCCGGTTCATGGCGGTGTCGTCATTGGTGGTGGCGCGGGCCTCGATCCGGAAGGTTGATCCGTTTTCATCCGTCAGCCAGTCGGTCAGCGCCAGCGCGTCCGCAATGGCGCAGCCCAGCGCGTCACGCGCGGCAGGCGTTGCCGACCATGCGGTGATGATGAACACCTGCTGCTGCCTGCGCGCGACACAGCGGGCGGCCAGCGTGCCGGCGTTGATGGCCTGCGCCGTGGTCGTAGCGGGCAGCGTGATGTCCGCCCCGCTGGCGATGGCACCGGGCAGGGCGGCGGCAATGATGGCGGCGATGGTGGCCGCCGTATCCCCCGCGGTCGCGACATGCAGGCTGCACGCATCGCCCGTGACACCGGGCAGGCCGGTCACGCGCAGCCCCACCGTGCCGCCGGGCGTGGCCCCTGCATCCACCGTCACGGTGGCGGTGCCGCCGCTGATCGCCATGTGCACGGTGGCGGGCTGCGTGGCGTCCATGCGCCACGGGCGACCCAGCGGTTCGTCCACCCGCACCCAGCTTTCGGCGCTGTCGGCAATGGTGATGAAGTCGCAGCCCTGCTGCAATGTCCGCGCCGCATCGCCCAGGTCGGCCTGCGTCAGGTTGCCACGGCGGATAACCAGCGGCCGCCCGGTCGCGACCGCCTGCGCCGCGCCATCGGGGCACAGGGCCGTGGCCAGGGCGGCCGCGATGGTGGTGGAGATGGTGGAAATATCGGCCATGTCATATCGGCTCCTGCGCCCGGTGGCGGGGGACAAGCTGGTGTGCATGGAACGGCATGCGCCGTGCCATATTGCGCATTGGTCTGTAGTGATGGCGGGGCCGGCGGCGGCATGGCCGGTTCGGCAGCGGTCAGACCTGCTGCTGGCCCAGCAGGCAGCGCGTGCCCCATGGTCCCGCCCGCGCGCCGCCAATGGTGTAGCGCGGGCCGTTCGCATCGCGGGCCCACATGGCGGGCTGCACGCTGACGCCGGGCATGACGGGCAGGAACATCTCGAACCCGCCCGCGTGGATCGCGCCGGGCTGCGCTGGACCGGGCACGCCCGCCCCGCCGCCCGCACGGATCATGGCGGGCCACCCGGTGGCGCAGGCCACCTGCGTGGTGGCGTCGCCCGATGTGCCGTAACCACCGGGGTCCGCCACGTCCGCCGCCTGCGCCACGGTCGTGGTGATGTCCACTACCGCATTGCACAGCACGCACAAGGGCGGCCGGAAGGGTTCGGCGCGGGCGATAAAATATGTTTCCCCCGCGCAGGTCAGGATGTCGCCCGCCTGCACATCCGTCGTATCCATCAGCGCATAGACGAAGGGCACGTCCCACAGGGCAGGTCCGGCAAAGCCGAAGGCCCGGTCGTTGCTGAACGCCGCCATGACCCGCGCATGGGCCGTGGCGCATGGACTGGTGGCGGTGGTGGGGCGATACTGTGTCGCCAGCACCCCCACGCGGGCCGCCGCACGGGTGAAACCGCGCGCGGCAAGGCGGCACAGGGCTGGCTGGTCCATCAGATCACGATCTCCCCCATGCCACGCAGGCCCGGCCCCGGCGGAATGCCAAGGAAATTGCACAGCTGCACCCGCCAGCGCGTGTACAGCGTGAAACGGTCCGTGACCTCGGTACGGTTGCGCGTCCATACCGCCGCGCGGTCGGTGTCCAGGTTGGCGGTGGCGGCCATGATTGCGTCTTCCAGCATCTGGCACTGCATGATGAACGCCCGCGCCTGCGCGCATTCGGCGGGGGCAAGGTTGCGCAGCCGCCATTCGTTGAAGCCGTACACCCGGAAAAACCGCCACGACTGCATGCCGCTGTCCTGGCTGCCCATGGCGGGATAGCCCATGTAACGCCGCGCCTGCGCCAGTTCGTCATCCATCAGCGGCGTATCCGCGACCGTGGCCGCGGTGGGCGGAGCCGCCGGGACCGTGCCCGCCGGGGTGGCGGGGCTGGATGGGTCCGGTCCTGCCGCGTCACTGGTATTCACGGCGGCCCCGCTGGCCGCCGTCGTCGTTTCTGTATCGGTCATGCCTGCTGCTGCCGCCTCCTGTGCATGTTCCGCCCCGCATGCCGGACCATGACATGGGGCGTGGTGTGGCGTGTCTGCCTGCGTGGATGCCTGTCGGGGCCGTTACCGGAGAAATGCCCCGCTGTTCCAACCGTATCCTGCCGGGCATGTGCCTGTCGGCACTGGCCGCCATCGTGCCTGCGTCACCATTCGGGGCCGCGTGCCGGGCATTCATCCCATGCGCCACGGTGTCATCCACTGAGGGCGACGTGGCCCGCTGTCATGGTGTTCATGCGGGTGGGCCGGTCGGTCCGGTGGCTGGCGCCGGCCCCATCCGCCATGCCGCGGGACACGCGCCAGCATGCCGGATGCGGGGAATGTGGCGGGTCGCGCCTGTCCCGCCCCTGCCCCCGCATCGTGCCCCGAATCGTGCCCCGAATCGTGCATTGTACGGGCGGCGGGTGCGCCGCCGCCCGGTGGGGCCTTATGCCCCCGCGCCAAGGCTTTCGATCACCACCCCGCGCTTGAGGTAGCTGTTGGTGGCGGTGGGAATGACCGAGGTATCGGCGGTCAGGTCGGTAGGCAGGGCGAAACCGCCAATCCACGACCACGACTGCGCGATGATCTGCGCCAGACGGTCCAGTGCCGGGCGGGTGATCATGCACACGCCGTCCACATCGGTCAGTTCGCCACCATCCAGCAGCGGGGCGTAATGGGTGCCGATATTGGCGTAATCGCCCTCGATCAGCGCGCCCTGCCCGCAGATGATGGCGCGGTGGATGTTGCCCGCGCCAAGGGACGACTGCTGCGGGGCCTCGGTCGTGGGGATGAAGCGCACGCCCAGCAGGTCGAATATCTGGCCGGTCTGGTACGTGTCGGACCCGTACTGTCCGCGATACAGCAGTTTGAAATCCTCATCACGGAACAGGCCCAGAAGCTGCGCATTGTCCAGATAGCAGTGGTACACCCCGCCATCGGGCGTGGGCACGTTGTTGTCACGCAGGGTAGCCAGCGCGCCAAGGATCGACTGCACCGTCAGCAGGTCGCCCGCCGCCAGCGCCGCCGTGGTGGCGCGCGCGTTGGGCCGCAGCACCAGCGGGGCCGTGGCGGCGATGACCGCGTTGCCTG